TACCGTCGCGCACCTCGCGGGCGCGGTTCAGCAAGTCGGCAAACACACCCGCCGGCGCCTCGTCCGACATCGTAGAAAGGTAAATCACAAACCCTTCAGGACGGCTTGCCAAACCGCCTTTGGCTTCGGTAAACATATCCGCCGCCTTCGCGCGCTTACCGAACAACCAAACCTCCTCAATCAAAACGCCCGTTCCCTTGATACCCGCCACCGTATCGCTTTCAGCAGCAAGAATCTTCAGCGTTGCCCCAGTGGTTCGGTGCGTGATCGTCCGCGTATGGTCTTGAACCTGAAATAAGGCGGAAAGTTCTTCATCCGCGCGTATCATGGCTTTCGCAGGCTTAAAACTATTGTTTGCCACCTCGACCGTCGGCGCGATAATGAAAAATTCAGCTTCACGCCGCCAATTCAGAATCAGCGCAGTCAACATTACCCCGGCCGCCAAGGTAGATTTCATGTTCTTCTTGCTAATCAACAAGAAGAACTCTTGAATCAACCGCACACCGGAATCAGGGTCGTATGCGCCAAAAATTGCTGCAACAAAGTCATATACCCATTCGCGCGTCACTTCGCCCATCATCGGCTCGCCCGGCACATCCACCAAGCGCAATTGCTTGAAAATGCGCAACGCCATTTCGGCAGGCTCCTGATACAACGGAGGAAACGGAATCAGGCTTTTTCTGCCTATAATTCGTTCTTTCCAATCAGGGCAAGCGGTTGACCAAGCCTTTTTCAACATAATCTACCCTGCACCGACTCAGGCGGCCTCATTGGGCTGAACTTACCGCCGGCAACATCATGGGCGCGTTCGCGTTCGACATCCTTTTTGCCCTGATCTGCAACTTTGCCGTGAAAATATCCCAACAACGCCTTGGCAGCATCAATCTGCTGCCGATTTAAAGAAATCACCCCCAAAGAACACAGAATCAACTGGTCTTTCGGGTCGGTTTGGTCGTAGCAAACGCCATCTAATTCAATCGTAGTGCCACGAACGACGGCACGCTCACGCGCCGACAACGCAATCCTGTCTAAACTTTCCGCTGCCTCGGCAGGTCTTTCAGCAACAGGCACAGCCTGGATCGGCTGCGCCTCCTGAACAACCACACCCGGAGACGGCTCAACAGCAACGGCAACCGGCTCTGGCGACTGGAAAAGCTTCAGGCGTTCAATTTCCGCCAAAACATCAACATCTTTTGCCAAACGACTGCCGCTTGCGCTGGCCGTCTTTTCGCTATAACCCGCCGCAATCGCAGCCTCTCGGTTCGACAACCCTCGCAATTTCGCCTTGGCAAACAATTCCTTTTGTTCGTTCATTGCCATAGTGAAATCCCAATAAAAAAAGCCGCGTCATATAGCGGCTAAATGTGGCACAAAATGCCAAAAATACAATGCTTATCAACCTGTTAAAAATAGCTTTAACAACTCCACAGGAGAAAAAATTCTGCACATGGGAGGGCGGGGGGTTTCCGAGGATAAGCCCTGTGAACTTTTGATACCCCCACCCCTTACCAACCAAAACCGCGCCGCCGATTTTCAGCGGCGGATTTTTCGGCGTGACACGTTTTGCAAAGAGTTTGCAGGTTTTCCGCCTCATCTTTGCCGCCATCCGCCAGCGGAACGATGTGATCACACTCGACATCCTTCGGAAGCACCACACAACCACACCGCCGGCATTGATATTGGTCGCGCAACAGCACGGATTCACGTAGGTTCATCCAGCCACGACCGCGCATCCGTTTTTCCGCCGTCTTTGGCGGATGGTTCACGGCGATTCTGTTCTGGTCAACAGGCCGGAGCCGCGAAGCCATTTGCTTTAATCGACCCATAAAATTCTTTCCAAACGCAAAAAAGGCCGCCCAAACCTAATTCAGACGGCCTTTCCACGCTTTTTTTGACAGGAAAATGAAAAAGCTGCGCTAACCGCACATACAGTTAAACACAGCTTGCCATAATTTAAACAAAAAAGTGGGAAAGCGTCAATAGGTTTTTAACAACTTTTTAACAGCCTCGTCCGCCATCAGATTGCGCCTAGCCCATTTTAACCTATCCTTGTAAGCATCAACCCGGATATGCAACCCCTTTGCCTTCGCCTCTTGCGTCCCAATCCGCCGATACTCCGTCATGATTGCCAGCTTCCGATTCGGATTCAGACGGCAGATCGCCTGATCCATCACACTTGCCAAGCCGTCGCCGTCAACGCCGTAAGGCAGGATGGCTAAAAATTCCGTTCGCGGCGGCAGATTGCCCGCCGCCATCAAACGGTTAAAACGGCTGCCGCCGAAGCCCAAGCCGTTGTCCTCTCGTTTGGCGGACCATTCCGCCCACCATTCCAAAAGCAAATCCAATTCAAATTTCATTTTCCGTGCAATTCTTTCCGGCACGGTTATACGCACTAGCCCCGTCGGGCGGAGCTTTATTTTGCATGGATTATAACAGAAACGATATGATTTTAAAAAGAAAAAAGCCCGAATAAATCGGGCTTTCATACTGAAAATGCTTGTGCGGAATGGTAAGCTAGGATATAATTTATCCGTCGGTTGGGAAAGAACCGACAGGTAAAACGCCAACCTGCAATCCCGCTTAAGGCACTTTCGGAAGGAATCAAAAATGAGATGGTTCATTTTTATCCTTCTCTTGGTTATTTCGGCTAACGCCTATTAACCCTTGAGAAGCGGTGGGGTGGTAGCACACCCCGCCGTTACTCAAAACTTTAAAGGAAATGTGATGGCCTTGTCAAGACAGGAAATTCAAAAGCGCAGCAACGAAAAACGCGGTATCAAAAGCAAGGCGTTTTCGCTGGATGCCGACACGCTGGCATTGTTTGAACGGCTGGCCGCCCAAACAGGCAAATCGCAGGTGCAGATACTCAAAGAAGCCTTGCAGGAATACGCCGCCAAAATATCCTAGCCCGCCGCGCCCGCACAAGCCGTCTGAAAACCGCTTTCAGACGGCCTTTTTACTTTTCCCTTTAAAATCAGGATTTGTGCGTCGAAATGCCCGTTTGTGCGGGGTGGATACCAGCCGCAAACCCGCATGGTTATTAAATTGTGCTATTTATGCGGTTTTTTTTCAATATTCCATATGGAGGAAAAAATAAAAAAGGGATAAAAAGGGCAAAATATGACATGGTGTATAAAACAGGCAAAATAAAAGCGCGAAGACTAAATATCGTCTTCGCGCGTATGGGATAACTACCCCGCACAAACCGCACAAATCGCACAATTTAATAACCATGCGGGTTTGCGGGCGGCGGCAGTCCGCACAAACGGTGCAAACCCCGCACAAATAGGCTAAATATTGGGCAGTTCGGCGGCAATGTTGAAATCCTCTATCTGGCGGCCGTAATAATCGGCCTTGCTGACGGCATCGGCCGAATATCGGGCGGTGCAGTCCGTGTTCGGCGGCGGGTATTTGGCCCGGTTCGTTTCCGACAGCTGCGGATGCGGCACGGCGAAAAAGCGCAGCGTCCGGTTTTGCCCGCGTATTTTGACCGTGCTGCGGCAGTCGGCCAGGCGTTTGCCGATGTTGGCGTAAAAATTCTTCTGCTGCATGTGGAAGGTTTTCGTGTTGGCGCACCAAGCCTTGTACACCTGCCACAAATCGCCCGCCGCGCAGGAGATGAAGGGCAGATCGAGGTCGCCGCACCGCCAGTCGTCCAAAAAAGCCTCCCAAGAGGGCTTGTTGAGATTGACCATCCGCCGTTTGATGGGCGTGGGAAGCGGTTTGCTGTGCGGCGTAAAGGGGCGGCGCACGGGCTGCCACCCGCCCTCCGTCCGTATCCTTTCGGCAGTATACATCAGCGGCAGGGCGCACAGGAAGCGGGCAAATTCTTCGATGCCGCCGTTTTCGATTTCCGCCGCCAGTGCTTCGTATTGTTCGTCGCTGTATTTGCGGTTGCACGACAAGACCATAAACCGCCTGTCGTTGCTCTCAATGGGGATGGAACGCTCGTCGTTGGAGAAGATGATGAAGGAATTAAAGTCGTTGTGCCTTTCCGCATCGCGCCCTTTGCGCTCCACCATAATCACGTCCGACGTGATCATGTTTTTCAGCTTGCCGATAACGTTCAGCCGCTCGTCCGACGGGCTGATTTCCTCGAATATCGTGACCAGCGCAAACAGCAGCGCGGCATTGAAGCGCGATTCCAGCGCGTTTTGGTCGAGTTGGCGCAGGTAATCGCCGAACAGCCGCTTCACCACTTTTTCGCCGAAGGTCGATTTGCCTACCCCCTGCGTTTCGGAAATGAATACCAGCGCGGTAGCGGGCTTTTCATGAGGCCGTCTGAAACGGCAGGCCAGCCAGTTCAGCACCCATTCCGTGCAATCCGCGCTCAAATCGCCGTTGCCCGCGCACAGATGGCGGATCAGGCCGATAATGTGGCCGCATTTCGGGAAATGGCCGATCAGCTCCTCCAGCGGCATATCGGGCGGCACCTCGATATCCGGCTCTTCGGCCTTCACGGGCAGGCCGGTAAACATATTGATGTGTCTGACCTCCCCCTTTTTTTCATCCATCACCACGCCGCAGGACATGGAAGGGTCGAACACGTAGTTCTTCATCGGGCAGACCAGCCGCCCGGGCGATTTGCACCAGTCTTCGAATTCTTCCGGTATCGCGGCCTTCACGGCGGCCAGCGATACGATGCATTGCAAATGGCGGTCGAAAGCGTCCGTCGTCCCGTCCAAATAAATATAGCGGTTCAGCGCATCCTTGAAATCGTCGCTGACAACGGCCATCGCCTCCAGCTTTTTCTGCTTAATCAGGATGGACGACTGCAATTCCGACAACGTCTTCCGTTCGGGAAAACGCAGCCACGCCGCCACCAGCGGCCGCGAAAACACCTTTTCCAACTGGCTGCGGCTGAAAGTCTCCCCCGTATGCAGGTTCAACGCCTTTTCCTTCAGCCCGATTTGCGCGTAGTTTTCCAGCAAATCCGACGACTGAGGCACATCCTCCGCCAACTCCGCCAGACCCGCGCCTTCCCCTCCGCCGCCCCCCCCCCCACCTGCGCGCCGCGC